CAAGTTCTTGATATGCCTGTTAGCCATTATAATCTTTGGTTAGCATACTTGAAAAAAGAGCAAGATGAGTATAAAACCAAACAACAACTGGCAGAAGCAAGGAAATATAAATAATGGCTAATCAAAAACTTAATATAGACATAGTAGCACGAGATAAATCGAAACAAGCATTAAACAATGTTCGTGGTGCTTTATCTAAAGTTAAAGGTGCTGTATTTAATTTGCAAAATGCTTTTATTGGTTTAGGTGCTGGTCTAGTTATAAGAAATCTTATTAGTACAGGAAAAGAATTAGAAAATTTACAAGTTAGATTAAAGTTCTTACTTAAAGATACAAACGAGGGTGCAAAAGCATTTGAAAATATGACCAAGTTTGCGTCAAAAGTTCCTTTTTCACTAGAGGAAATTCAATCAGGTGCTGGTATTTTAGCAACTGTTACAGACAATGCAAAAGACTTAAATCAAATGTTAGAGATAACTGGTAATGTTGCTGCTGTTACAGGATTAGATTTTAGAACAACAGCAGAACAAATACAAAGATCATTTAGTGCTGGTATAGGTGCAGCAGATTTATTTAGAGAAAAAGGTGTTAGAAATATGCTTGGTTTTAAAGCTGGTGCAACAGTTTCTATTGAAGAAACAGTAGCAGCATTTGAAAAAGTATTTGCTAAAGGTGGAAGATTCGGTAAAGCAACAGATGAATTAGCCAATACATTTGCTGGTACTATGTCAATGATTGGAGATAAAATATTTAGTTTTAAAAAGAATTTATTAGATGCTGGATTTTTTGCTGAACTAAAAAAACAATTTAAAGAATTAGATAAATCTTTAGAAAGTAATTCAAAAAGTTTAGAAAGAATAGCAGTAGGTTTTGGAACAGTTTTAGCAAAAGCTGTAAAAGGACTTGGAGATTTATTTATATTGTTAGCAAAAAATATTGATGGAGTTATTACTGCATTTAAAGTTTTAGTAGCATTTAAAATAGTAACATTTTTTATCTCATTAGGAAAAGCTATTGTTCCTGTACTTGCTGGATTAAGAGGTATAGCAGCATTATCAGGTGTTGGTTTAGCTTTGGTTGCAGCATCAGTTGCAGCAACAACAGCAACATTTGTAGCATTAAATAAACAAATAGATAAAACTGTTGCTGGATTAACAAAAGCAGTAGATAAAAATCTTGCTATGAGAACCACAAATAGAGAAAATTTTATTTTAATGGGTCTTTATAAAAGAGAATTAGAAGAAGTAGTTGAATTAACAAATAGAGAAGCTGGAATAATAAAACACCAAAAAGAAGAATTACAAACTGTTAAAAGAATATTTGAAGAACTAAATAACAAAGAATTAGAAGATATTAATATTAAAATGAAAACTATTCATAAAACTATTGCAGAGGGTATAAATAATGGAATTACAACAATGTCCCAAGCATTATCAAGATCATTAGTATTTGGAGAAAAATTATCTGACACATTAAGAAATATGGCATTAAATGTTTTAGCAAGAATTACTGCAATATTAATTGAACAAATAGCAAGACAATCAATTCAAATTGCTATGGAACACGCACAAACTGTTGAACTGTTAAAAAAATTATCTATTGAAAAACTTATTACAGATGAAAAAAGAAAACAACAAGCAGCTAGTGCTGGTGGTAGCGATAATATGGGAAGTTCATTTGTAAGAATAGCAAGTTCTTTTTTAGGTTTTGCTAAAGGTGGTGCAGTATCAAAAGGACAACCAGTTGTAGTTGGAGAAAGAGGTGCAGAATTATTTATACCAAATCAAACAGGACAAATAACTCAATCTGCTAGAGGAACTGGTGGTGGACAAACAACAGTTAATTTTAATATTAATACTTTAGACGCAAGTGGTTTTGATGATCTAT